ATAGGCCCTGTCTGCGGCTTGTTGCGTGTTGCTGTACAGCTTGGCAATGCCCTCCTGTACGGCTTGAGTTTCCAGCTGGATCTGTCGCTCGATCTGCTGTGGTTTGGGCATTTGTACCTATTTAGGTTGCAGTAGTGGAATCAAGGGGTCACCAATCAAAGTCGTCCTTCTCGCAACGGATGTGGTCGATTGCGTGCGGGTGATCCTGGACGTACTGAATGAGCTCGGTTGCTTGTACCCGTGCGTGGTATGCGTCTTCCGCATAACAGCAGAACTCCCGTCTCTGATTGGTCTCGTCCCTATAAAGAATGCAGTAAGGCTTCAGGCCCATAGGTAGGTTTGGTTCAAGTGTACTAATAGCCGTGGAGGTCCTGATAGGCGTCCGCTAGCTCTAGGTCGCTCAATAACTCGTAATAGAACAACGCCTCTGCCCACTCCTCCTTGTCGGAGGGGTCCGCTTTGGTGCTGGCTAGCTCAAGGATCAGCGATTGCCGCTCCACGATAACAACTTCTTCGTCCCTTGGGTAGAGCCAACCCTCCAAAGGTTGGCCCGTCAATAGTAGTGTTTTCAACTAATGGGGCCTGCAAGAGCTTTGCGAACTTGGTACTGTGTAGTTCCCACTCGGGTGGCAATTACACGTAAACTCAGACCACGTGATCTGAGCTTTCTGATGTAGTCTGATCGACACAGAAATACGTTTCCTGTGAACAACGCAGTCACATCGTCATTCAGTTGGTACAACCACTGGCCAAAGATCTGGCCAGCAGTAAACAGCAGGGCAACAACAACAGCAGCACCAGACAGTGCTGACCTGAGCTGGTGGCCTACCGCTTGGTCGCTAAAGCGGCTCATGGTTGGTACATGCAAGTGAGGGCAGGCGGCTTGTTAGAGCTGTCGGTTGACAGCGACCTAATGCCGCCAGACCACCCAGAGGGATTCGATCCCAAGCGTCACGCCTGGCTGAGTGGAATTGATTTAAGAGCGTGTCCGTTGCCTGATCTGACGCTCAACAAGAGCCAGATGGGCCAGAGCAGCAGTGCTGACGGGCTGTCCACCAGCAAGACGGGCAGCAGTGACAGCGGCGGAGTGCGTGCAGAAGATCATAAGCTTGGCTTAGTGGAATCAATAACCGATGTAGCGAGGCGCTACGTGTTTGATCTGGTGGCGCTCGATCGGTAGCACCCTGAGCACGGACTCAATGGCACTGACCAGATCTTGAGCCAAGACTGGAACTTTGTTTTCTGGGGTACGACTGTCAACCCGATAGGTCACGTCGTAACATTGGATGGTCATGGTTGGCAGAGTGACAAAACAATGGAGCCCTACAACAGGCCCCAACAGGATGAGGTGGTGTCGAACCCAGAGCCAGCACTCCTGCTGCTCCCCCATCCCTGGACATTCCCCTCTCTGTCGGGTGGAACCCAGGTGCCTCTCGCTTCAGGCGGGGGTGGCAGTGGAGCGGTTGTCAAGTCCGCTCTTACCTCATCCATGCGCCAAATATGCCGCATCACTTGGCCGAGTGCAAGTGACCTGGGGCACATTTAATCTTTTTTACAGAATTAAGGTCCATCCCATGCCCCGATCCACGTGGCAGCGGTGCTCCCGCTGCAAGCACAAAGCCCCCTACTTATCAGGTGGGGACATCTGCTCCAACTGCTACAAGAAGCTGTACCCCCTAGCTGACAAGCTTTGGGAGGATCCCCCAGGACGAACGTGGCAGGCCAAGCTGCATGACACCTGGATTGGCCTCAAGGTGGCTCACCGTGAGCAGCGCCTCCTCTGGCACATCTTTAAGCGGTAGCCCTGTTGTCATCCTCATCTGGGTCGCTGTCCACACACTGGACCATGCTCAACAGGGCCCGTCGCTCAGGATCCAGAATCCATTCCTCTTCAATCGCCCACACGTCCTGGACCAGGTGAGCAGCTTGCTCGTTGGCATCCAAGTCAGCTCCTTCAGGGACTAGCTCCAGGGTTTGGTCGATCTTGCGCCAGAGATCAGTCAGGGATCGTTTGTAGATGGCGTTGATGTGGCGTTGCAGTGATGGGTTGGGTCGGCGTCGTGTCATAGATTGTACGGTAAGTCGATAGGTTATTTGCCTTTCGGGCTACAGATCCTCAAGAATGGGGGTGAGGTATGCGCCTGTACGCATAGCTCCGGCCCCTGGTGCTGCCCCTGGCCTGCTGTCGCTAGATCCTTAATCTAATGAGATCCCAGTCATTGCAGTGGATCTGTCCTGCTGTTGGGCCCTGGGCTGGCACAGAAGCACCCCCACCCCCCTGAATTTTTGGAAGGGGAGGGGGGTATTGGGGGGTAGGCCACCGGAACGCCCCACGTATCTCCCTTTGGAAATTTCTGTCCAATTACTCATGCCCCTCCAGGAGCCCCTGTAAGGCCCCTCTACCCTCTTGAAGGTCAAACCCTACCCATCAACATCTCAAAGCCCCTTCTAGAGGCTTCTAGACCCCTCTCCTCATCAATGCAGCAGATCTGCACCTTGGTTGACAACGAGACGCTGTGATGTGTAGGACATAGGGGTGAGGCCGCGCAGCTGTAACTGCCGACCTCGTGACCAACTCAACCAGAGATTGAGCTGATGACTTCATCATGGCTACCCCAGGCAAGACCTGCTGCAGCACAACCGCCGTTCATCACCCGTAAACCTGTACGGATCACGACAACGGTGTCTTGGGCGACGTACCAGTCTTTGATCGGCAAGAGCGACTTTGAGGGCCGGAGCTTAAGCAACCTGATGGCTTTTGTTCTGGAGTCCTATGTCAAGAGCCCCCAGGGATCCCTTGATCAGAGGCCGCTCTGAGCTCCTTTAAGGCCCTTCTGATGCTCTGAGCAAGGGTTGTATTGCCTTTGGCCTCTACAGCCCTTAGAGCCTCTTCTAGGGCCCTCTCACGTTGACTAAGATTCATCTGTTTGGTAACGAGCGGTGATACGCATCTCGTCAAAGAACCCCTGACCTGTTTCTGAGTAGACCCCTGCTGTCAAAGGTGAGGGAGGGATCTCTTGTTGTTCAAACTCACGGATGGCTTGCGTAACGGTTGCTGAGGCTTTGGCTGAGATGTAATGACCCTCTAACCAGACCAACACTCCATAGACCAAATAGGCCAGGGGTTTGGGTAGGTAGGAGGTCAGGGATTGATAGAGCTGTTTGAACTCATGAAGGACTAACCTGTCCTTGTTGATTGTTGGTGTTGTCACTGCTGCTGCTGCTAGGCCACATAGCTGCGGTAATGGTTGGTAGTGCTTTCACCAAGATCTTTTTGCATTCAAGAGCGATGTCTTGGTGTTCCTTCTGAGTCCCGTTAGCAGCCCTAAGGTCGATGTAATGGAGCCAGGACCTCACGCTTCCTGCCATGTAGAGACGGGTCGGCGTGCAGAGGGGCAGGACTTCTCTGGCACACTCTTTGGCTATTCCGGCTTCTAACAGTTGTTGATAAACATCGTAAGCTTGACAGAACAGTTCACCAATCTTTCTATCAAAGAATTCAGTAGTGCTGGTGTGAAGATCATCAATGCTGTTCTGTCTGTTCTTTAGGTCTTGCCTACGAAGTTTCGGTAGCTCTGGTCTTAGGCTTACTTCTGCATACCGTTGAGAGAACTCTTGGAAGCAGAAGGATCTATGCCTGAGGATCTGAGCTGCTATGGATCTGGTGGTGTTGATCTCCATGACTACATGAGCCATCTCGAATGGAGACCAGTGGTTATGTTTGATGAGGTATCGTATCAGTTTCTCACTGTCAGGGTTATCCTGATTTGAAGGGTTAGAGACTCTTGCACAGTAAGCAATAAGCTGTTCTGCTTGAGGAGTAACTGATACTAATGATACTGACATGTTATAGTACAAGGTGTATGACAGCTCAGGGTGAGGGTCATTGAGTCTTGGCTAACGCCAATCCTCAAACCCCACCAGCTTCGCTGTGTTCCTGGGGAGTCAGACATCAGGTCGTCAGGGCTACGCCCTTCCTCCTTCTGTCTTCCTCCTACGGAGGCCGGGGCCGGTAGGTTTTGTGTCTTCTAAAGGGCGGCCGGAAACCCTTTAGCGGGAGTGTTGCTATCTCACTCCTACGGTCAATTGTTTGGTCTTGTGGGCTAGGGGGAAGGCCCCCCATGTAAAACGGAAGGGCCTCGATTCATCACCGCATATCCACACGGATCGTGTCTTACGACCCTCAGGGGAGCACCACTTCCCCTGTAAACATGGTTTATCAAAACTACCGACCCTTAGGAGTCCAGTCGTAGACAGGCTTGTGGGCAGGTGTCAGAGCCTTAAAGCTCTTGCCCAACACCAGGGCATCGGTCGCCAGATGGGGGTGGTCTTCAAAGGCCGTCATCATGGCTTGCCATTCCTCATGTTTACGGATGGCTTGGGCCTGGAAGGCAGACTGGGCCAGGGCATCGATGAACCATTTGACCCCTTGAGCCAGAGCGTCAATACGGTCATCGTGTTTGACGGCTCCCTTCTCCCGACACATCCGGGACATCTGGTACATCAGCATGTACTCCAGGCGCTTCTCAGGAGGTGAGTCGGGGTTGGACTTGTAGTCGTAGTCGAACACCTTGGGGTCAATGATCAGCTTGTGCTGGTTCATGACTGGTTCCAGGGTATCAATGATGCGTTCTTCTTTTCTTACTGTTGCTCTGACTTCTTCGATGTCGATGGGTACTTGCATCTGGATGGCATGACGCTTAAAGAGTTCGCAGATCATGCCGTCTCCAAAGTTGGATTCAACTAGGAGTCGAGACGCCTTGTAACGCTTAGCAAGACGAATAGTGTCAGACAGAGTATCGTCACTATAGCCATCACGGTAAGCCTTTAGATCACGGACGAATACGTAGCCATTAGCTTGCGAAAGGACGCAGGCCACAGTTTCATCAGTTCCTCGTCCCGACGGATCGACCGATACAATCGTTTCATCGAAAGGAACGATTCCTTCGTCAATAAACATGGGACTGTAGAACCGATCTCCAGGAAGGCCCACAGCAGGCAGTTCTTTAAGGCAATAGCGTATATCTGATGACCAAGCATAACGTTCTGCACACTCTTCCCCAATCGGGGTAACGATTAGATCTTGGAACTTAAGGGGGAACTTCTCCGCATCAGAGAGGGAGGTATCCAGCATGAACTGGAGCATGAAGTTGCTCCTGCCCATTGCGGCTTCTCGTTCAAGCAGATCGAAGTCCGTAAAGCGGCTATCGGTTGGAGCCCAGGGTTCTGCCCCGTTGTCCATATCGGCCACTAGAAGCGGCGCTAAGAGGCCTTCGTACCCCCTGGCCTCACGTGGGTACCTAGCAGGCCAAACAAAGGGCTTGTAGGACCTCTCAGCGAGCTTTCTGTAGATTGTGAAAGTAGACTGAGGTGTGCCTAAAAACAGGATTCGGCTGCTTTCGTCTGGGGTGAGGATTGACTCCGCTTCAGTCACTAGTTGTAGGAGCTTTTCCCGCTGCATATCGGTAGCGGAGTTAAGCGGAACCTCAACGTCATCAAAGATCATTAAATGGGCACGGGATCCAGTCATCTGACCTGTGATGCCCACAGACTTGACAGAGGGAGCCTGGTGGGGTTTGGCTGGCCCTACGTCGAAGGAGATCCGCGACCACCTCTGATCTTCTGATTTGGGACCCAGATGGTTGAGCCAGGAAATATCGAGAATGAGCTTCTGACAGAAGATCGAGAAGTTGTCGGCTCGTTCCTTGGAAGCCGAGATCACCATGATCTTCTTGTCCGGGTCGTTGTAGAGAGTCCATAGCACAAATGCTGCTGTAATCCAGGACTTTCCAACTCCACGAAAAGCGCTGATCTGGAGACGCTTGGGACCGTGTTGCAGATAGTCAGCAATCGCCAGTTGAGCCCGTGTGGGCTTTGGGAGTCCTAGCTCCCTCCAGATCAGTGTTAGAAAGAGTTTGAACTCTTCTCGAAGCTTGCGGTCTAAATCATTAACGTTCATAGGTGCTACGCAAACGGCACCATTCGCCCGTCAGGAAGGATCCTTTCGTATTGAGCGGGTGGCCGGTAGTTCGGGTTACCAGGTGGCTTAATTTCTCTTGGGCTCCATCCTGGTGTTGGTAGAGGCGTGTGTGGGCCTTGAGGGATCTCCAGTTGGGACGAGTTCCACCGAATTGGAGGAATACCCAACGCTTCCCAGAACGGTCTTTGACCTGTTGCGGGTTGATTCTGTTGTTGTGGGATTTGAAGCTCTTGTTGCTGTTGCTGAGTCAGGGCTCGATAGACCTGTTCGGCCAGTTGAGCTCTCTTTTCGGTATGGGGGACACTGGGTCTGAAGTAGCCTTTTCCTGCTGCTGCAGAACCTGTGTAATAGCTTGCATACTTTGCTGGTGTCCCTGCTTTAGGAGCACCTTCAAAGACACGGGTGTAGCCAATCAAACTTTGCCCAGGAGCGGGATCGTGCTTACCTGTGTACTCTTCAACAAAGTATTGAAGCTGCCATTGGGGGCTGTTTGGATCAATCCCTTGTTTAATGGCTTTGGCTCTTGCATTGTCATAAGCAATACGTCTCATGCCTGTGTACTGCGACAATCCCCTTCCTGCGGCTGCTCCCCTCTCAACAACATCAAGCTTGTCTAGGCCCTGCTTTCCTGTTTCCACAATCCAAGAACCCAGCAGACCGGCAGCCTGCTGGGGTGTCATCTTGGGAATTCTCCCCCCACTCATCTTGGAGATGGTGTCAGAAGTAAGGGCCCCCCAGAGGTAACGCATACTTGGCGTTACCGCAAAAGTGGGGGAGGGCATATCAGTACTTGACGCTTGTAGCTTTGCCGATGCTGGTTGAAGTGACAGCGTTAGCACGAGCTACACAAGCACTGAGGATGTCGAGAACATCACCAACAGTGCTGGCAGTCGTGATGCCAGCCAGAGCAGCATCAGCAGTAGCATCGATTGTGGTTGCTGCTTCTGCCTCGTGCTTACACAGAGACAGAGCTGAAGCGGCCTTTACATTAGCCGTGAATACTTGAGCAGTCATAATTAAGAAGCTTGTATTTGAAGAAAGATATTGACGGGCATTGAGCCCTTGGATTGATTACAAGATCTACAGGCAGTCACGCAATTACTTGCTGTCGTTGGACCGCCCATTGACCGAGGTCTGACATGATCAATTGTCAGATCTTCTGTGGAGCCGCAATACACACACTGGTTTTTATCCCTTCGCCTGATCTCATCTCTCCACATTCTTTTAGCATCACTGCTTCTGAATGTGAGTAAATCGTGCATGAGGCTTCGGGGGGTTTCCATCGGTGGCTCATTATTGAGGGATTAATTCTTGTTTTTCTTTGGAAAGCCAGCCTTCATTTGTGCATAAGCTTTAGGAGTAATTGTGCTCTTACTCTTGGGGCGACTTGTACCGGCTTTTTTACGCTTATTGATGTTGGCGTATAGACCTGGTTTCTTTTTCATTTGAGTGTTGACCTGCCGTTCTTGCCATTACGGCTTCGATTTTTGGAAGGAGATTCCAGGACCATCCCACCACCTTTTGTATGGCTCAAGTCCTTACCACCCTTGCCAGCTATACCTCTGCGTCTGCGCTCAGTCCAACGCTCTTCTGACTTTTGCTTGACGCTAGGTTTCTTGTTGTACTTACGCTGATACGCGTTCTTCTTGGCCCTAAGTTTAGGGTTTTTCTTGTACGGGTTGTAGTTAGCCATTGTTACACCTGAGGGCTCATGTCTTCTAAAGTCAGCTCAGGAATCAGGCCAACAAGCCCGGCAAGAGGGCTGCCCTCAATAGCTACACCAGTAATGTCATTAGCCTTTAGCCATTCAATCGCAGCCCGGAGGTCAGCAGTAGATGCTTCACCTGATTTGATACGGCTTAAGAACTCTTGAGTTACAAGAGTGTGGAGCTCATTAAATTGCTCTTCCGTTGCCCGTTGTTCATTAGCCATTTCTCAGTACGATCTGATCTAACTTGTTTTCAATTCGGATCATGTGATCCTCCATTTTCTGTAGAGCAGACGTGAGCTCATAGCGAGGGACGTATTTCTCTGCTACACGTAACTCCATCTGATCGATCCGCCTATCAAGGTCAGAGATCCTGGAATTCGTTCTAGAGGTCACAGCAGCCACACCCCCACTTGCCCCAATAATCAGTGAGACAACACCAGTGATGATTGCTTCAAGCATTGTCGTTCATGATCTTGATTAGCTTTTGGCTGTAAGCCGGATCTGTTGCGTAACCTTCCCTCTTGAGAAGGATTGCACATTCTTCTCTTGTCTTAGCCCTATTGACTCCCTTGTATCCCTTGTAGTCTTTGTACCACTGGGTTACAAGGTGATTCACGCAATCAAATGGAGTGGCAAAGTCCATGAAGGATGCTTTAATGATCACAGCACCCTTGCCATAGTCTTCCCAGGTTGTCTTAATCGTGCCTGGACCTTTGATGCCAAAGAAATTATTTCTACCAGACAAGATCGTCCCACGGGCTGACTCCAATGCCCATTGGGCTGCCACTACCTCAGGGAACTTTGCTCCAGCTTTGGCTGCACAGGCTTTGATGCCTGACCACGAGTTCTCAAACTTTTGATCACCTCTAGCAGGGGCCTGTGTGGCTTTTTGAGGCGTTCTCCAAAGCTTGACCCACTTCTGGTCATCAGCCAAGTAATAAGGCCCCAGAGTGTCCTCCAGGGCCTTTAGAGCTTCGTTTTGGTGTGGCAGACCCTTGTAGTTCTTAACAACGTCAAGGATGCTGATCATTTTCACCGACCGCTAATAATTCGACGAATGGCATCCAGTTGCTCATCCTCTTTGCGAATAGGACGCAGGCCATTGACAATGGTGGCCAGCAACTGAACGATGCTGTTGGACTTGAGCTTGCTGTTACCAACGACCTCGCTGGCCAGAAACAGTGCAAAGAATGCGATGGTTTCAACCGAAACCTTGACGCCAAGAATGGTAAGCATAATAATTAGTTTGTAAAGGTAATAGTGTCTTCACTGCTTGCACTAAAGAGAGTGCTATCAGTAATCACTGAGCTAGAGGTAACCTGATCGATAACCGTGTTGACTTCTTCAGGTACAGGTACAACCTCCCAGACGCTGAAGTCAGGACCAGTGACATACGCAGCAAGCTCGTCAGTGGTCTCTGTAAGCCTCAGGAAGGCCTCTTTTTCGTTGCTAAGGTTGCGTACCTCGGCACGTCGGTCAAGGACGCTCTGAGGGGCTTCACGGCCCGTCTCAGCAAAGCGGGTGATGTACCAATCCGATTGGCTGAGCAGCGAGCCAGCAGTTTGTTTAACTTGGCCAACCCACTGCTCTACAAGCTGGGCATGATCCTTAGGAATACCTGTATCCCAATAGAACCTCTGATCGACCGGGATAGGGTCAGGCTCTTCTGTAATACCAATGGCTGCCCGCTCTTCAGGTGAGGCAAGACGGATCCAGTTGGCAGGATATTGAACGCCCTCGTGCGCAAAGGCAACGTCAGGGCTAATTGGTTTTTCGTTCAGAATAAACATAATGTTCCGTATTAGTCTTGTTCTCTAGTGGGGTCAGCGGGCGCGGGCGTAATTAAATGGCGACTCCGCGAAGGCGGCGTAAATCATCGTTGCGCCACTGTCGTTAAGAGCAGAAGTCCGCACTTTGAATCCGTTTGAAAGGATGTCAAAGAATCCATAAGTTGTATCCTCAGCGCTGCTTGAGTTTGCAAATAGGCTCTTTGTGCAAACATTGTATGTATCCCGCGCAGTGTCATTGATTACCCAATTTGACGTCGTAGAGGACTGCTTGACCATAATAAACCTCGGCCTAAACCCGCAATACACAAAGGGACCGTCAGTCGAGCTGCCGTTGCCGGTGTAGCTGCCAAAAGAAGAGTACCCGACTACTGGGGCGAAGGCGTAACAAACTATGTTGTAGCTTGTGCTATTCCACCCTGAGCCCAACGTTATGACACTGCTTGTTGGTGCTGTGTTTGCATAAAGCGCGGATGACGTGGTTGCCGCTGTTGTTGCATTAAGTTTTAGATATTGTGTAGCGCCAACGCTGGAATGGTACACGTACCAATCATCCGTCCCGTTGCGGAGTTTAATTATGTGGAATACCGGTGCCACGCCCAAACCATGACCAAATGTCTGGCTGCTTGTGTTTGTCGTTGTTGCGGTTATGACACTAAACCCCGCCGTCGCGTTGGCCCTGACACTAGAAGTGATGGAGCCTTGTGTGTTGGATACTGCAGATCCCTCCCCGGCGTCCCAGGTCCAGGCGACGTAGGTGCCGTTATTGCCGTTAACTTTGTCGTCTGAATCCAGCGAAAAACCATCTGAGTTGAAAGCTGTCAGCGTTGTTGAATACGTTTGCTCCGAATCGGTTGTGCTGGAAAGTAACGCTTTTGTCGCGCCACGAATCGTGTCATACAAAACGTGATTGCGGGTGGTATCACGTTCCTTGATCCAAACAAAGTTTGGCGAGAAACCTAGACCCGAAATCGTCTGCGTGCTGCCATTTCCCGTCCACAGCTTCACATCCATCACCGTATTAGGCTTTGTGACTAATGGCGCGGGCAGGTTTGCCGTGCAGAGCGCCTTGAAGCCGCTGGGGGCCGTGTAGGCGAAGGGGCGTTGGCCGAAGTTGGCTACGACGGCAGCGCTGCCACTACTAGATGCGTGCCCTGCAAATGGCACAAGATTAGCAACATTCGTTAGCGAGTAAGTGGTGCCAACTTGAGAGCCATTTTTATACCAAGCAATCGTCGAACCGTCGCAATTAACGGCAACACCAATGATATCCCCACTTGTATAGCTGGCTGCATTTGCCGATCCTGTACTGGAAGATGCTTCAATGCGGATGTTATTAAAGCCACCAGAGCCGTCCCGGTAGTAGGTGCTTTGCTTCCCGTCTACAACATTTCTAATCCCCGTCCAAAGCTCACCAACTGTTGTAACGGTAATTTCCCAATACCACTTGCCAGAAGTCGGAAGAAAAATAGTTGAATCCGAACCCAGGTGCGGATAGCTGGAACCCGTATAGCTTGCATCTAAGTTTCCATTAGAAAGCGTTGCTGCGCTTGCTTTGGACAAGGGATTCCACGTCGCATAATTCCCCCTCACCTCACCCCCCACGCCCGTATCCGTCTGCGCGCCGTTGGTCGGCACATCCACCAGCGAATCGTTGCCTGCACCAGTGTTGTTAATCAGTATCGAACTATCGATCTCAATCGCGTAAATCTCGTTGGCGTTGCCTGATGGCACGCTATTGGAGATCGAAGTAATTGCTCCAGTGGACCATCCAGACAAGGTTTGCCAGCCTGTATTTGGATGGGTTACGCCTGATGAAGAAACAGTGCTTCCGTTAATTTGCCACGTCATGCCTGTTCTGAACGTGGCATAAACACGGATCGTGCTCGAAGCGCTGACGTTTTTACCGCTCAGATTGATTGAAATAGACGAGTTACCACTGCTTGACGTGACACCGTAATAAGTTGAGGTGCTGCCATCAAACATGGTTGCTGGCGTGCCGTTGTAAATACTGGTGGCAACAGTTGTAACGTTGCTTGAGTAGTTAAGTATTCCGGTAACACTCAGGTTGTTCGGCGTCCAGTTATTCGCCGGGGAGTTGCCACTAGTGTCCTTCCCTAATGTGGTCGCGGTGTTGCTGCTGTTGTCCGCGAACTCAAGGTGGAAGCCGTTCGTGCCGTAGCTGCCGGTGTATGCCTTGGGGATGAGCTGGCCGGTGGTGGCGTCGGTTTCGGTGAAGCTGGTGGGGTCTAGCGCTTGGCCGTCGATGAAGTAGATGTCGGCTAGGTAGCCGGAGAAATAACCACCACTAGCAATTTGACCAATAACGTGCTCTGAAGCTCTGTTGACATTAGTATCTGCATTTTGAGAAGGATAGCTTGCTGTTGAAAATGCAGTTACCTGTGTGCCATTAACGTAAAATTTTACTCTATTTGATGCCGTTGCCTGAGTGGTGTCTATTGCGACACACAAGTGATACCAAGCAGACAAGTCCCGAAAAACCATCGTCGGCGCTACTTGCATAACGTAGCCGCCTCCGTTGTCTTGGTCTATTTGGATAGTTTCACTTAGAAACCTAATTGATGTATAAACATCACCTGCCGTGTAGCAAGTAAAAAGGCAATTTGTGCTTGTTAGGGAACTCCGCTTGACCCACCCCGCCCAGGTCCAGGTCTTGCGGTTGCCAGCAGATGCGGGGGTGCGGGACAAGTAGGCACTGTCACTACTATTGAAACGGAGACTCCTGGAGATGCCCGCAGATGCAGTGCTAGCACTACGTAGCAAAAGCGGATTTGTGTTTCCTGGAATACTCATATCAATTCACCGTGTTGTCGAGGAGCTGCGCTGTAATCCGACTAACAGACTCAACGAAGTAGGCGATTACGTTGACGCTGCTTAGTGTTGTGCTCATTTGCGGTGCGCCGCCTTTCCAGTTCCAGGCAGTGGAGTATGCAACTTGCGCTGCCGTTGAGGCGTTCTGCGTAATGACAATGCACCCGCTTTGACCAGCAGTGATATTGCTAGGCGTTGCCAGAGTGACTGTGCCTCCAGCGGGAAGGCTAAGGCTAAAGTTGTTAGCTGTGGCAAAGTCAAGAGTGGTGGAGCCAGCGCTTACAGCGCCCAGGGCGTTGATTGCTCCACGCTGAGCAGCAGTGAAGCTTTGGGCTGATGCAAGAGCTGCATAACCCGAGATGCTTGCCCCTGCTGGAATGGTGACCGTTCCCGTAAAGGTTGGGCTGGCCAGAGGGGCGTAGGTGGACCCAGCAGCACTGGTGGTCAAATAGCTGCTCATACCAGCTTGGGTCTGGTATGTAGACGTAGCGGTGCTGGTGTCCAGATAGCCGCTGATCGAAGCACCAGCGGGGATTGTGACCGTCCCTGTAAAGGTTGGTGATGCAAGCGGTGCGTAGGTTGAGCCTGCAGCACTGGTGGTCAGGTATGTCGTCATACCTGCCTGAGTTTGATATGTACTTGCTGCTGTAGCAGAGGTCAGGTATCCGCTGAGATCAGCTTGGGTGTTGACCAGAGCGTTGTTCTCTTTGACATACAGCTTATCCTGGTCAGTTGCATAGACAACTTCCCCTTCAAGGATGTCAGCAATACTGCTGTTCAGGTTTGCGTAGGTACCCCGAGCAATGCGAACAGGAGTACGATAAGTAGGTGTAGGCATTAGAAGGTACCTCCGTCAAGAATTTTTGAACCGTTTACTGTGCTAGAACCATTAACAAAGTTCCCACCATCGATCAACTCAACAACTGCATAACGATTGTCAGGATCATTGGGGAAATACTGCAGCCAAACCCAGCTTCCTGCTGAACTGCTGTACTTAATCCGAACACTCAGACCTGGATCTCCAACAAATCCATAAGGGAGGCCTATCAGGGGCGTAAATGTTTGGATTCCAGTAGAGTCAGTAATCTCAACAGCATCGTTATTAGCCGGTGATGCTGGAATTGCATTCTTTGTGGCTACAATCGTGTACAGCAAGGCGTTAGCAACAGCGCTAATAGCTTGGTTTGCCGTTGCAGACGCATTATTGGCTGTCGTAATCGCACTGTTGGCGTTACTTAAGGCCGTGTTTGCAGTTGAGGTTGCACTGTTAGCAGTATTTACAGCACTGTTAGCAGTGGAGACTGCTGAGTTGGCTGTGTTTACAGCCTGTTGAGCCGTGTTGGTGGCGGCATTTGCCGTTGAAACAGCGCCTGCAGCCGTAGTCGATGCAGAGTTAGCTGTTGAGACTGCTGCTGAGGCGTTAGAAGACGCTGTATTGGCTGTACTGACTGCAGCAGAGGCGTTGCTTGACGCTGTATTTGCTGTTGATACAGCAGCAGCAGCGTTAGAAGAGGCTGTGTTGGCTGTGGAAACAGCAGCAGAGGCGTTGCTAGCAGCAGTGTTGGCTGTGCTTACGGCGGTAGCAGCGTTGCTGGACGCTGTGTTAGCTGTAGACGTAGCTGAGTTGGCAGTGCTAATTGCAGTATTGGCATTAGCCAGAGCTGTTGCAGCAGCCGTATTGGCTCCAGCCGCAAAGTTTACTGATTCTTGGGTGACATAGAGGTTCTGAATGAAGTTCTCATTCAGGTCCTGTGACCGGATAGCAGAACCAGGATAGAAAGTAGCAAGCAGAGTAGAATCATCTGTTGATCGATAGATCCTGATAGCGGCCCCGTTAGCGGGGGCCGTATTAAACTGCAGAGTTGTAGCGTTGGCAAAGGTGTATGAAGTTGTAAAGGTGCCGTTAATCGTTACCTTAACGTCACTCTCTCTAAGATATGGGAAAGTAAAAGAGTAGAGAACGGTTGACCCGTTCCCTACGTAGTTATTTTCAATTGTTGCCATTACTTAATAGGCAGATTTACGAGATTCTCAAAGCTCTGCTGAGGCT